AAGTTTTATCTAATAACAAAGATTTAAACCTAGTGCAGTCTATATATAAATCTGCTTTATATTTGTTATTTAAAGATGTAATTCCATTTTCATCTTGTTCAATAGAAACAACATCGTCAAGAATGTGTTTTATTTTTTTACAATAATTATTTTTTAACCAAAGACCAAACTTTGTTGCATCAAAATGATAAGCTCTTTGCACTTCATTTATGTCAAATTTGTTTTGATTAACATAAGCCATTTGTAAAGGAAAAATACAATCAGCGTAGTCTGAACAAGGAGTTTTTGGATATAACATTTTTTTAAACCACCAATCGTTTGTTCCTGCTCTTGTTCCTCCTGTAGCCGGTTGTCCAAAAGGATAATGAAAAGCTTCTCCTTTTTTATAAAAATCTGTAAATTTTATACTTAATTTATAACTTCCATCTACGTGTTTTATGAAATCTTTATCTTTAATTTTAAGTAGTCTCATCCAATCTGTGATCTGTGCAATAGTACTTTCACCTACTCCTACGGTAGCTATATTTTTAGATTCTATTAATGAAATTTTATGTTTAGGAAATTGAGATTCTAAAGTAGCTGCAGTCATCCACCCTGCACTTCCACCACCTACAATTAATATTTTCATTTAAATGGCTTTCCTAAATGCCATACTACAAGACTGTATCTTGTGCCTGCTGTTACTGGTTTAACTCTATGCCATACAAAACTAGGAAATACAATAATAGATCCTTTTGGTAATATCTCTTTACATTGTATTCTATGTTTTGATTCGTCTCTCATATGTGGATCATAGTTTCTAAAATCAAATTCTAATTCACCACCTTTGTATTCTGATCCATCTGTTAACTGACAAGTCATCGATAATTTTCTAATTCTGCCGTGCTCTGGATTGTTAACATCGTCTCGTTGATAAGGTTTATCCCAACTATCACAATGCCAATCGTAATATTGATTTAATTTATATTTTGTAAATTGACAAGATTCCGATCTTTCCCACTCAAAATTCCAACCTGCCATTTCATTTGCTCTGTGCACATATGGATGTAATTCTTTATATATCCAAGTGTCATTAAGCCATACTAGATCAGACTTTCTTTTACGTTGTATATTCTTAACATCTTCTTTTGTTAATTTTTCTTTGTTATAACCACCGGTTCTAGCTAACACTTCTTTTTGTTTATTAGCGTATGCTATAACATCGTCACAAAATCTAGGTGTTAATGCACCACTAAAATACCAATAATAATTAGATATATTCATAAGTTATAGTTTGCACAAAATTTAAACTATCTTTTTGATTATTAGTTAAGTAATACATATTAGTTGATGGAAACATTATAAATTTATTATTTTCTAATGGTATGTCCCAGCTTCTTCCTTTACGTCTATTATCTTCATAATGTATTCTGACCATACAATCTTTAACTTTTACACCATACAATAGTGTAAAATCTGGTGAGTTACGTAAATCTACTGGATCAATATTAAGTAATGGTGTTGTAGTTTCCGCAGGTTTATAAGTGTTACCCCACGTTTCTTTGTTCACTAAACCTATACCATATTCAAGACCAATGTGATCTCGCATATATGTATTTAACATATCCCAAGTTCTTGAAAATGGAAAATTTTTGTTTTGAATTATTGATTGTAAAATGTCACTTGATAATTTATCTCGGTCAATGTCCCAATCTTTAGGCATTGCCACATCACCATAATATAGAGCTTGCTCTGTTAATACTTTCTTCTGCATACCACCACCATTTTTAATTTATGCTTTTGCGTCTGTCAAGTCCCAAGATTGATCAGCTTCATTCCAAACGTAATACCAGCCGTGAGTATCTGCTTCATTTTGTGATTTTTGTTCGGCTGTTAATGCAGGAGGATCACCTATTGGTGATTTCCAAGATGCAGTTGTAGTATCTTTTACCCAAGATGAAAAAGGTTTTTTAGGCCAAAAGATATTGTTATCTTCATCCCATTCATAACCTATACCTGCGTAGTTTCCTCTAAATGCTTTTGAGTTATCGCCAGAGTTATGTTTATTACCAGATGTATTATATGAAGTTTGAATCCACATTTGTGCAGGCCAATTATTGTGATGTTCTAAATATTGTTGACCTACTGATTCATCTTCAACACCATCAGCATTTAACATATCTTTGTTATCAAGTGTTAATACTTGAATAACTTTACTGTTAGCTCCTAGTTTTGCAAAATGTGCCATAATGTTTCTCCTTATATATTAATTTTAATTACCATTCAACTACTGAAATTTATATCTTATTATTACAATTCCTGAACCGCCGGTTGCACCATTAGTACCATTAGAAAAACTAGCACCACCTCCACCACCAGAGTTAGTTCCACCAGCTCCACCATTTCCAGGACCTGAAGCAGCTGAACCTGCATTAATTGCTGATCCACCACCAGCTCCAGCACTATCAGTAGGAACAGATCCACCTCCACCTCCGCCACCAATTCCACCAGCTCCACCAGTGTTAGCGTGAGATCCACCACCACCGCCACCGCCCCAGTAGTAGTTATTACCATCAATATTATTTTGTTTTCCAGCGCCTCCTGCACCAGCGTTTCCACCAGTTCCACCAGCACCATTTCCACCAACTGCTGCGGCACCACCTCCGCCACCACCTCCAGATTGGTGACCTGCTCCTGATCCACCATCGAAACCTTGAACGGGTGATGCGGGTGAAGATTGAGCGGGAGTATTTCCTGACCCTCCTGCTGCTATTGGGGGAGCTTGAGTCCCAGGTCCACTAGCAGATCCACCACCACCGCCTGATCCACCACTAGCACCAGCTACTCCACAACCACCATCATAACCTCCACCGCCACCACCACCGTTTGAAGTGATTGTACTCCAAGTAGAATTAGAACCTGATGTTGCTGTCCCACCTGCACTAGGAGCAGCAGATTGTCCAGCGCCACCCCCACCAACTGTAATTGGATAAGCTTGTGCTGTAACTGTTTCTGTGCCTGCGTTACCATTAGGACTTGGAAAAGATCCTCTAAAACCTCCTGCACCTCCTCCACCAGAGTGTTGAGTGGCTCCGCCACCTCCACCAGCGACTACTAAATAATCTATTTTGTTAGAACCTGCTGCATTACCAGCATTACTTACAGTGAAAGTTCCTGGTCCTGTGAATGTATGAACTTTAAAATTTGTACAAACAGTGGCTGTTGTGTTTCCACCAGAAGCTGCAACAAAAGCTGGAGTTAATCCTGTTTCTGTGTCCTCTGCATTTTGAACATTAATCCAACCTTCAGTTCCATCCACATAAACTAAAGTAATAGCCTGACCATTAACATTTAATATTGCATCATCCGCTACACCACCTATTTTTTCAGAACCATTTGGACTAATTGTTAAATTATTTGTATTAAAAGTTCTTGTATAATCTGAAAGAGCTACAATTGCACCCGCTGATCCAGCAGGTAGGTTTACTGTAAAACCACCAGATGTTGTATTACAAAAATATCCTTCGCCACTTGCTGCTGTAAATGTGCTTGTTTTAATACTAGATGTTTGCCAATCTACTGCACCTGTTCTACCAAAACCTGTCTGTGTTCCATTGTTTGTAATTGTTACACCACTAGGAATTGTGAATGTGTCTCCACTATCCCCTAATGTAGTTGTACCACACGCTGTTCTTGGACTAATTTTATTTACTTTTATTTCACTCATATTACCTATTGAAATTTGTACCTTAATATTACTATTCCTGATCCACCGTTTCCAGCATCAGAACCATTATTACCAGAACCAGCTCCGCCACCACCAGAATTATCTCCACCATTACCACCTGTTTTATTTGAAGATGGACTAGTGTTAGAACCATTTCCTCCAGCATTAATTGCTGATCCTCCACCGGTTCCAGCAGTACCACTACAAGAACCGCCGCCACCACCACCGCCAATTCCACCAGCTCCACCTAAATAATCGTGAGATCCACCACCGCCACCACCACTCCAGTAGTAGTTATTACCATCAATATTGTTTTGTTTTCCAGCACCTCCCGCACCAGCAGTATTTGTTGGAGA